TTGGTCCAGGTCGTATCCTACCAAATGGGGTACAGCTTGAACCAGACGTGGCTGTTGGAGACAAGATTGTCTTTAATCCAATGGCAACAATGAAACTTGAGTATGATGGACAGGAATATCTGTCTGTATTCTCACGTGACATTCTAGCAATTATTGAGGAATAATGACTACTTTTATTAAAACAACACCAGAACCTATTACAGTATTGGACAAGGGATATGTACGTTTGGTTGACACTCTTGGCGATGACCTATCTGTGGTCAATGCTGCACGTGTATCATACGATAAAGAAGCTGAACAGTTTACCGAGAAAGACGAGAAGCTTTTACGCTTCCTGGTTCGTGAAGGGCATACGTCGCCATTCCGCCATGCAGCACTCACATTTGAAATCTACGCACCTCTGTTCGTAGCACGTCAGTGGTGGAAGTATGCAGTAGCATCTACACATGTAGACGACCAAAATGGCTGGAATGAAAGCTCACGACGTTACATCACAGAAGACGAAGAGTTTTATGTTCCTAGTGCTTCATCGTGGCGTAGCAAACCTGAGAATAGTAAGCAGGGTAGTGGAGAGCCAGTAGACTTTAAGATTGGTCACCACTATACTAACAAGCTTAATGATCTTATTGATCTTGGGACCAAGATGTATCACGAAGCCATGTCAGATGGAATTGCACCAGAAATTGCTCGTCTATTCCTACCTGCATACGGTATGTATGTACGCTGGCGTTGGACTGTATCTCTTCAGGGTGTCATGACATTCCTGGAACAGCGTATGGAGCATGATGCACAGGTAGAAATCCAGCAATATGCTTTTGCTGTCAAGGACTTGGCACACGAAGCATTCCCTGAAACCTTTAAGGCGTTACACCCATGATTATTGGACTAAGTGGATATGCACAAACAGGCAAAGATACTGTTGCACAGCACCTTGTGAATGAGCATGGTTTTACTCGTATTGCATTTGCTGACCCAATTCGTGAAGCATTGTATGCCCTCAACCCAAAGATAAATGACATCCCATCACTTCCTGGAATGTCACTATCTTGGCTTGTAGATAGGATGGGTTGGGAAAGTATCAAACAGGATTCCCAAGAGGTGCGAGGTTATCTACAACGCATGGGTACAGAAGTAGCTCGTAATCAATGGGGCAATGACTTCTGGGTAGACCTAGCAATGAAGAAGGCTGATGATTTTGGGAATGTTGTTATTACAGACGTTAGATTCCCAAATGAATATAATGCAATCAAGTATCGTAATGGTCAGGTATGGCGAGTAAATAAGCTAAACCACGGACCAGCAAACGATCACCCATCGGAAATTGCACTAGACGATTTTAACTTCGACTGGAGCATTCCAAATTATGGAACCATTGAGGACTTATATGCTGTCATAGATGGCATAATGAAATCTTAATAGGTTCGCCCAGGTAGCCTAATCGGTAAAGGCAGCACTCTTATAAGGTGACGATAGTGGGTTCAAATCCCATCCTGGGTACTATCCCTCCATAGCTCAGAGGAAGAGCAGAAGGTTTCTACCCTTCGTGTCGGGAGTTCGAATCTCTCTGGGGGGACGGAAAGAAGGTATAATAGAAATATGACAAAAGAACTAAACATTGTAGCCTATGTACATGGCTACCTACCAAACCACAATGCTGGTGCAGAGACAATGCTACACCAGATCCTTGTTGGTCTTGCTGAATACGGTCATAGGGTTGCTGTCATTACAAGAGAACCTGGTGCAACAGAATACGAAGGCGTACCAATCTATGACGCAAATGACGACAGAGCAATCAAAATTCTGGAGAACTCTGACGTTATCTTTACACATCTTGACTTTACCAAGAAGGCTGTACGCTTTAGTAGAGCCATGAAGAAGCCACTCGTACACCTTGTACACAATGACAAACAGCTTAGTTATAATCAGATTGACAGAACAACCTGTCACCTTGCTGTTGCAAACTCAGACTGGATTGCCAAGACGGTGCATGACACTATTGAGAGGGTAGTTGTATACCCACCAACAGACCCAGCCTATTACACTACTAAGACTAGTAGAAAAGCAATTACGCTTCTCAACATGAATGAGGCTAAGGGTGGAAAGATGTTCTGGCAGTTGGCTAGGATATTCCCTGAGCGTGAGTTTATTGGTGTTATCGGAGCATACGGTGAGCAGGTAACTTATGACAAGGAGTTGCCAAACGTAACCCTATACAAGAATGACCCAGATGTAAAGAAGATCTATGCTAAGACTGGTATTGTTATCATGCCATCATCATATGAGTCATGGGGTCGTGTTGGTATGGAAGCAGCCTGTTCTGGTATTCCGTGCATCGCTGCACCAACACCTGGCTTAAAAGAGTCTCTGGCAGATTCTGGGGTATTCGTACAGCATGACGACGTAGCAGGATATGTAGAAGCAATTAGATACCTAGATATACCAGAGAACTACCAGAAGCATTCTAAGGCTGCTAAGGCTAGAGCTAAGGTTATTACAGATGCTTTTAAGGATCAGTTGGCAATACTGGAAGAGAAGTTGCAGACGCTAGAATATCCTGATCCACATAAGAGATTAAGAAGATAATTCTTTCCAAGCCCAAGCAAGGACTTCAGCAGCCACTATATCGTTGCTGGAGTCTTTTTGCTGTATCAGGGTTCTTAGATGTTCAAATATTTTTGTGCGTTCTTGGAGAGCAGACATTCTCATCAGCTCATCAATATCAAGATTAGTTCTTTTACGCATGGCAATTATATCTTCTTCAAGTTCTGAGTAATAAGACATATATACATTATACCAGCATAAAAGAAAAGGTCCCATTTCGGGACCTAGTCTTCATCTTCGTAATACTTTTTTACTCTGTCTGTCCACCAGACTGCTAGGGCAAGGAAAGCAAAACCAAAGATGCCAAATATTAGTTCTATCATTCACCCATCGCAATCTCTAGGGCAAGCAACTCAAGGGCTTCCTGGTCAATCTTGCCATCATTATAAAGCTTCTTAATCGACTCAATCATGCGTACACGCTCTGCAATCTTTGTTTCGTTAATTTGCTTTTCGTGGATCTCTCTTAGATTCTTTAGCGTATCACTTAGCGAGAGTGTTGCGGTTGATTCCTGCAATGTATCCTGCTTTCCATGCTTCGCCTTCAGCCTGTGAAGGGGTGTGTTCTAGTGACATTGCCCACTTGAGCATGTCTTCTTTTGCTTTTGCTTGTAGCTTTTTAAGGGCTTTATCTACAGCCCTACGTTCTACTCTAGACATAATTATCCTAACTGTTGTCGTACAACAATTATACCAAAGAAGTCTTGACAAAGCAAGAGTAAACGGTTATAATTATAGAGTAACAAGTCGTCTCTTGGCAGGGTCAAACATCTTAGGACGTTTCTTATTAGCCTTACCATTCTGACGGTCTGAATTACGGATCCCTGATCCTTTACCTTTTTTAGCAGCCATATAGAAAGTATAGCACATGACAGAAAAATGGGAAGAGCTTTACAGTAAAGCCCTCAAGAGTATTAAGTTTGAAAATCCTAGCCTGGTACACCAGATGATTATCAATACTGCTGCACTAGATGCATTAGCCAAAGAACGCAAGCGTATCTCTGATTGGATTGAGGAGCATCGCTCATATATTGAGATTGAAGCAGGTATTGGAATCTACCGAGACCACTTTGACTCACAATCACTTTTAAAGTTTATTAACAACGACGGAGAATAGAATGCCAGTACAAGTAGAGATGCGTATTAACGGTCATCTTATTGAAACATTGCATATTGGTCGTATTGAGGGAGACACAAACCCTGATTCAATCAACAAGTATATTGCTGTGGTTCGTAAACCAGGAGAGCCAGCAAATTGGTTTGACGGTGGTACGGTAGATGTAGAGCACCGCTATGGAGATATGCTCCAGGAACTAGTTCGTAAGTCTCTTAATGCTATTAAAGAAGCAGAGGAAAATGTTTAAAGAAGAACCAAATTATGAGCCAGAACTTGGTCAGATGCTTCTATCTAATGGAGTTTTCTTTTCTGAGGAGGCATACTGGGCAACAGAGCTACTTGTAACACTCAAGAACATCATTGATGAATCAAAGATTCTTGATTGGGAAAATGAACGTGACTACGAAGGTACAAAGTTTGCTTATCGTCCATACTGTTGGTGTGATGGAGAAAGTCCAGGGCATGAGAAAGATGGATGCCCACCAAACTTTGAACACTATGAATCAGGACTAAAGATTACATGGTATAAACACGAAGGTCGTGGTGTATCAGCCAACAGAGATGAACCAAAAGC